CGATAATTGGATGCCATAAATAGACTTCTTAGGGAAATACATCGGTACGCCATAGGCCACCAGCACAGCCTTAGCCTGGTTATACTTTCCGCTTGACTCTTTGAATGGGTTAAACATTTCGTACAGTTTGCCCTTGCCTACCATCTCAACCTCACCCGTAATCGGATCTAAAGCCCGTGGGAGGCTGTCAGATGTCAGCGGATTGCGTGACTTGTAGTAGCGCACCGCGTCATAGAACCCGCGTACTGCTGGCTCAATAACGCCTGTTTTGGTACTCATCTCAGAAGGCATCGTATTGGATTTGGTAGGATCTACGATGCGTTCAACGCCTGCTACAAAAGAGGTATGCATTCCGATTATTGGGGCTCCACCAACAGCAAACTGAGATACTTGTTTGCTGGCTGCATTGATAAAGTCATACAAAATTGTGGGGCCATCCTTAGCGCCGGACGTAAACACTTTCATAATGTCGTTAAATCCACTCAGCATAGGCTGCTCGGATAGATACTGGTAAACGCCTAAAGCGCCACCCATCATTAGCTTGTCTAAGTCCTCGCCGCCTGGCGTCATCTGGGCATACTCGCCTGATGTAGCGCCGATACCTAGCAGCGTGCCAATAGGCTCTAATCCAGCATAGGAGATATACACCTTATCTGGGCCGCGAGATACCGTAGTCAGTTTCTCAAAGCGAGCCATCATTTCCTCTGACACATCCTTAGTGTCAAATACAAAGGAGAACTGCTGCCATCCTGTACCCTCTAGCGCCTTCTTATCTTCCATACGCATTGGGCCGTAGCCTGTAACGCGCCCTTCAAATACGCCTGCGCTGACCGAATAAATCATTGCGCCGCCAAGAGTAACCCGAGCGATGGCCTGATCCCTGCGGATACCGCCTGCATTAAAATCACCCCAGAATCGTGGGCTAGCAAAGTTCAATCCTGGCGTACGTGTGATGGCCTCTAAGGCAATATTTGTAGGCGTCTTAATAAACGGTACAAACATCTTGATTAAAGGGTTCTGAGCTGCGCGCTGGATACCCTGCAATGCTGGCTCTAGTTCGCGGGTAAATGTAACGGTACGCGATACACCCATAGCAGCGTCACGAATATCGTCAGTAGGATTAACCAACATATCGGCCATAAAGTCAGCGGCCTGACGAGCTGCGTTATCTGGAGTTACACCGCTTTCTACTAAAGATTTATACATCTTTTCTGATTCGCGGGTAGCCAAAGCATTGAGCTCCATGCGATATCCGATAGCTTTAAAGAACTCATCCTCAGCCATCAGGGCGCGCCCCGGCAAAGTAACAAACTTGCCGTAATAGCTTAGTGCTCCGCTTACCGCCTTAGCTGTATCCGAGTCGCCAAAGTCAACCTCAAACGGCTCACGGTTTAAACGGGTTGCCTCTATCTTTTGGAATGGATCTGTAGGGGTATTGTTCTTAAATGCTCTGCCAGCAATCTCGCCACCCTCGCGGATGCCCTGCAAAAAGCCCATAGCCTGTGCATATATCTCGTCTGTAGAGATAGCCTCTTCACCACCCTTAAACATGAAGTTACGGGTTTTACCGATGACTGATGCAAGGGCGCGCTCAGGGATCTGCAAGCCACCAAAGAATGTATTGCCTGCAATATTCTTAGCATGAGTCGTTGGATTGGATAGCAAGCCATTAATCCATGTGCTCATCCACATATCTGTACCTCTGGATAGCACGTTGCCGTAGCCATTCTCAGCCATGTTGGCGCGAGCAGAGCTGCTGGTCAGAGCTGTGTACTTGCTAGCAAAATCATGTACTGAGTCAATGCCGCCAGCCTCATTCATAATTGCCTCAAGCATAGCGCCACGCTCTGCGCTGGATTGCCGAGCCTGGGAGAAGATACCAAGGGTACGAGCAATGTCAGCCTGACGGCCGCGTACTGCTTTGACTAGGGTACCCTCTAAAGCTACGGCCTGCATAAAAGCAGAGGTCAGCTCTGGGGTTAGTTCGCCAGCAGCTTTAGCTGCCTTAACCTGCTTACCTAAATCAAATGCCCTTTTGCCTGCGTCAACGAGCGCTAGCTGCATTTTGTACGCGTCTTGAGGGCTAGCCTTAGTCGCCTGCAATGGATCAATTATACGAGCGATAAAGCCCTCATCGTAGCCGCTGACAGAGAGCTCCTCGGCCATCTGCTTATAGCTAATCTTCTCGATCTTATCTGCGCCGTATGCCCTAGCTGTGGCCTCAATAAACTGCTTTACGCCATCGGCATCCTGGATCATGTCTAGGTTAAATGCTGTCTCGGGTACGCCTGCTGCCTTCTCTGTAGGAGTAGGTGAGGGTTTACCCGTAGTAGGCATCTGCGGGGCTGACTCAATAATGACTTCGCCCTTAGCGCCTGTTTCGCGGATAACCTGCGACTGACCTACCTTACCTTGAGCTACACCCTCTGGGAGGATAGGGCGCTCTGTGCGTACTGGAGCCTCTTTAATTATTTTGCGGAATATGCCACCTGGCCCAGCTACCTGAGTTGGCTCAAACTCTTGACCAGCATCGGTTAGCGGGATGAGCTCATCTAAGCGAGTCTCTGGTGGGACTACCTGAGCAGACTCTTTGTCCGCAGCAGATAGGTCGTCCAGGCGTTCGGTAAGGGATGGAATAGACATTATCCAATCCCTTTATTCATAGCGGCAAAATCAGCAACATTCATTGCGGGGCCTTGGGTAGCTCTATCTTCTCCGGCCTCCCACCAATCCGCAAACTCTAAGCCATCTTCCATAAACTCTTGTGCGCGTGGGAATTGCTGAAGGAAATCTTCTTCTGTTAGTGTGACATTGCTAATCATTTAGCTGCCCTTTCTGTAATTTGCTCGCCAGTATCCATAGGAGATGGGGTAGTCTGGCCCTCTGTTTTGAGCATGATAACCTCTTTCTTTTGGCGCGGGATATTTACTTGTGTGCCGAGCTTAGGATCGTACTGAACAAAGAATCCATTGGAATCCTGTGCAGCCAAGGACTCCTTGCGGGTCATAGCTTTATTCTTGAGGCCGACAATCACTCCATCAAAGCCTGCTGGCTGCGCGTCCATCGGTCTAAAGTCATAGGCATCGCCATCAATTACCTTATAGATTTTGCCTGTAGCCTCATCGAGCACAGACTCTGGCAATGCCTTCTTGCTGCTGAATGCCATAGCTACGTTTTGACCGCCGTCAAGCCATTGGCGCATCTGAGCCCAGTTGGTATGTGGATTGTCAACATCTACTGTCAAACCGTTTTGACCAGCCTTCTGAGATAAGCCTGTAGAGCTGTAGGTGTAATGGTGATTAGGCGCGACAGGGCGATACTTCATCTTCGTGTAATCGTAGAAGAGTACGTCTGGGTTTGCCTCAATAATTGACTTATGTACTTTTGGATCAATGTCAGAAAGTACATTAAGTCGAATAGCTAAAGCATTACCATTCTTTTCTGCTGCTTTCTTCAATGAGAAGATTTCTTCATTGAGCTTGATTGCAAAAGCCTCTGGCTCGCGGAACATAGCTTGCGTCATTCTAAAGCTACGTAAGCGAGTACCCTTCATAGCATCTAGGTCTGCACCGCCACCATAAGCAAAGTAACCGCCGGATGTTTTTCCAAGGCATTCCTGAGCACAGCTTGCAGAGTTCGGGCAAGTGCTAAATTTGTTTGCTTTAAATGCTGGAGAGATAGCTAGTCCAGCGCTTTCAATATTACGGCCATCTGGCAGTTCGATTGGAACGCCACCTTCAATACCTGTTTCGGTCTTGAGTAGTTTGCCATTAGTCGTAAGCAGCCGCTTAGTTTTCCCATCAGCTCCTACACCAAGGATTGGAGCCAGACGCTGGTTAGCTTGAATAGCAAGATTCCTGATGGTCTCTGGAGCAGCCGTTTTAACATAGCTTATTGCATCATTAAACGCTTTCTCAAAGCGCTGTGTTGATGGCTCAAATGGGAATGGTTTAGCAACTAAATCCTTAAATGCCTGGTCAGAATATATCTGTCCTTTTGGCACGTTTGCGGATACATATTCCTTCAGCTCTTTCTGCTGCTTGCCAGTTAGCTTTGTGCCAGTCTGCTGCTCAAACGCTTGAATCATTTTGGTGGGCGACATATTTGACGCAACACCTTCAGAGACAATCTTTTGCGCTATAGGCAAACTCTGTGGGCTAAGGCCAGTAAATGATATAGGCTTAATTGCAAGCGGCGCACCAGTTGGAATTTCTCCAATTGCTTTAATACTCAAGCCAACAGGCAGATCCTTAGTAGCTTGTATTGCTTTCTTAGCGCCAACTGCCAAAGGCCTACCGAGTCCAAGTGTAGCTACATCAACAACAGCTGTACCTACATCTTCATTTAGCATGGCTGGGCTACCAGATGTGCCATAGTAACGCTGGCCGTCTGGGCCAATAGAGCTGCCGACTACTGGCTGGCCACGCAATGGCTGACCTGTACCAGCTGCAATAAGAGCTGCTGGCGTACCAGTTAATTTACCCTCATCTTTTGAACCAACAAAAGGTAGGAAGTCGCGCAGCTTGAGATTACCAATAATCGGAACCTCGCGGCCAAGCAAAGTATTTAATGTGCCAGGCGCGCTCTGGTCAATCATATCGCCGAGCTCGCTTAACTTAACGCCAGATGTCTCTAGCACTTTCTCAAATGGGGTCTGTGGGATACCAGTAATCGTACCCATCTCTGGCTGCTTTGGTGCTGCCTCTGGCTTAGGTGCTGTCTCAATCTGTGGTCCAGATACCGTTACCTTACCAGTAGGCAAAGGCTCTGCTGGCATCTTCATGGCATTAGCCAAATCGCGCATATAAAGTTCGTCTAGCATCTTATAAGCCTTTTTGTATTCTTAATATTGAATCTGCTTCTGAATCACTAAAACCCAAGCGCTTTAAATCTTCTTTGGTATAGGTCGTACTGCGGTTATAAATTACTTTTTTATCTTGAAACTTTTTCTCAATTCGATCTTGTTTAGCTGTGTTTGCTTTAATAACCAATTGAGCAGCCTCGCCTTTAACCAAAACCTGAGCAGCCTCAAACGGGTTAAATGCCTCACCGTTTGCGCGAGCTTGCTGTTGCTGGGTTTGTAGTTGAGTAGTTAGATCTGCTACTGTTTTCTTTTCCTGACCAAAGCCGGGAGCCATCATATCCGGCACGCCTAACGAGTTGCGAATAAACTCACGGGCGCGAGTCATCTCAGGATTGTCGTTGCGTACAATCTTCTTGAGGGCGTTTGCCTGTTTCCAGCTAATTACTTTATTGTTTGCTAAGTCATCAAAGTAAGACTCGCCTACTGCTTGACGATCTGCTAAGGATTCAAACTGGCCGTACATCATTGCATTGGCTCCAGCACCCTCACCACCAATAAGAGCTTTGCGCTTTTCATCTGACAAAGTAATCCCAAGAGCTTTAGCTTGATTCAATACTTGCTGACCGCTGATCTGACCAGCGTAGAACTGATCCTCAATCGCGTTCATCTTATCTTCATTGACGGCTGCGCTTAATTCGCTTGTGCGCTTCCATGCGGTAGCTACTTCACCGTTACGGTCTACGTACATCTTGATTAGCTTGTCTTTATTGACGCGAGTCATTACGCGGTCTAACTGGCCAAAATCACCAGCCTGCATCCTACGCAATCCCTCTACAGGAGTCTTAGCAAACTCTGGACTAGCTGTGTAATCCACAATCGCGCCCATCAATGCGCGGTCAAAGTCTGCACGTTTCTCAGCAAAGAACTGCGGATCGTTTGTTTGCGCTGCAATATCAAATACGCGCTGGCGCTCAACTAAGATACGCTCTGCCAACAAAACTGGATCCTTTTCTACCCGCATTAGATCCGCAATGATAGTAGGCGTCTGTGAAATTAAGTCATCTGCATTAGCTTTGACGCCTTCACCATAAATCTTATAGGCGCGGTCTGCTGCCTTAGCGTATACAGGAGCTCCAGCGCTACCAGCAGATGCCCTAAAGCGCAGGCCTTCCTCTGGTGATATGCTAGAGATAGCTCTGCCGTATCCATCAGTAATCGCTTTAATTTCAGACTGTACGTCTTTTAAGTTAAACGAGCCAGCATCAACCATGCCGCTAAGGCGCGAGAACTCATTACGTACTTTTACCTCTAATTCATTGCGGAGTTGAGCTGCTTGCACTTTACGAGCTGCATTACCAAACGTGGTGCCTGGCTGTGCAAACAATTCCTGTGGGCTCTTACCAGCCTCCATAGCAGCCATGACTTGATCTGCGCTTGGCTGATTATCTGCGCCGTACTGTAAGCCTTCACGCTCTGCTTGCTCGGCCGCTTTCTTAAATGCAAAATCAGATACGCGATCTAACGCAGATGTAATTGCAGTTAGCTGTGCAGCAGATTCTTTTACGTCAGCGCGATCTAACCGCGGAATATCGGCAGGCAAAAGACCTGTGGGCTGATAGAGTGGGAGAGTTGCCATATTTAACCTTTAGCCCATAGAGTAAGGAGTGCTCATGTCAGTAACTGGAGCTGGGTTGCTAGGCGCACCACCTATTGAACTTGCGCTTGCTGCGGCCATACCTAACTTACCAGCGGCATCAAAGTAACCTGTGCGTAGCGCTGTAGCTCCGGCATCCTCATACAGACTAGCCTGGATCAATCCATTGCGGCGCTGGGCTTCTGCGCCAGATAAAGCAAACGCAAACTCCTTGCCGCCGCGAGTACTGTTTACTGCTTGAATTAATCCAGCAGATCCATCAAAAGAGTTAACACCACCAGCAAAGCCACGGGCGATTACAGCTGCGTTAGCTGCATTAGTACGCTGCAATATTTGATTGGCTTGGAACTCATACTTAATTGCGGCGCGCTCAGTCTCAATGCGAGTCATGGCCGCCTGCTGGTTATAGTATTTTTTCTTATCCTCACCAGCCTTAATAGAACCGTAAGCCGATAATATCATTAATGGTATTGCGACCGCTGCCATATCTATGTCCCCTGATGCGTAGCTACTTTGTACTCCATACCCAGTAAAGTCATCTTTAAAGGTATGTCCTGAGATATCGTAATCTTAGCCTCTTGCGAGTAACCTAAGATTCCATTTAATGTTTTAGTCCCCGTGTATTCCGCAACTGGCTCATCCAAGATATCACCAAAAGCGCGGAATGGGATCTGAGTACCGTTAATCTTCATGTGTTGCGTATTTGCAACAAGGGCATTGACCTCAACAATGCGCTTCTTAAAGCCAAGGCGTGTGCCTGTTTGCAGCTTTAAATCAACTGGCATGGTGCGAGCCTCAACCGCAATAGGCAAACCGATCTCGTAGGATGATGCCGTAGCTCTAGGCAGGGTTACAGTACCGCCAGCAGGCACAGTCTGGTTAGCTTGTACTGCGCCATCCTCAAGGATATTAACGGTTTCCGTTACTAGGTGCGACATCGTTACTGTGCTTACTACGCCTGTGCCTGATTTAGCGGAGTCTGTTAATAAGTCGTTATCAAAGACCTCTACGTAAAACTGATTAACGCCATTTACATTGCGGCGCACAACGGTATATATCGTAGATATATCCACGCTGACATCAATGTACGCGCCATCTACTGTAATGAACTCGGATGGAGCAATGACGTTCTGTGCGCGCAGCAAAGAAAATACAGCCATCGTGCCATCGTTAGAGTTAGTCATCAACAGTAAGTCATTCTCATCTGTAGCAACAGACCTACGCAAAGCTAGGCGACTTGGCCCCTTTAGCAGATGGCCAGCAAGCAATGAGATTTTCTGAGTAACATAGGTGGCTTGAGTATCCGTATACGCAAACTCATTAAGCGATTTACCCTGGCGCTGAATAAACAGAGTGCCTGACTCTAATTGCTGCACCCGCACACCTTGCTGCGTGCCGTTACGGCTAGCGGTCTTAACAAAGAAGTTGGTAGGCGTGATTGGATCTAAGCCGCTTTGCGGTACATAGAACTCACCGCCAGTAGTAAATACCTGCAAGTCGCGACCAGAGATAATATCTACAATCGCGTTAAATGTATTGGTATCTAGAGTTGCCTCAACTGCGTCATCATCTAAACCTTCAGTAGCCTCAAAATCAAAGAAGAGGCCAACCTTAGAACCCCATATAGTACTAGGGCGAGACTTAGAGCCACCAAAGTACAGACGACCTTCATGGAAAGTAACAGAGCGAGGCCAACCTTTTCCGCTAGACCATACAGCTTCGTACCCAGATTCATAGTCCCATTGTCCATTCGCGATAGCAGATGTATTAAAAAATGGAAACTCAGTAATTGCGTCTACTGAAGTACCCGAATTAAAACGTACAATCTTAGCGCGGCCTTGCGGCTGTGCGTTGACATATTGCCCTACAGCGCCAGAAGTAAACACGCTAGAGGATGCAGTCAAAGTAACCTTGCCTGATACAGCGGATGGTGTTAGCGTCCCGGCTGGGTTAGTAACCGATACCGTAAATGCATATTTAGGAATAGAGTCAAACGTAATTGCGCTAGCTGTCCAATCAGCATTAGTAGCTCCGCGAACAATGCGAATAGGTGCAACATCAGGATGTACGACAATCAACGTATCTGCCGACTGAGTCCATACGATATTGTTTAATGTAGAGCCAGTCAGACCAACTCCAGATGTAGATAGGAATGGATTGCCTGTGCCGTTAATGTTAGTAATTAAAACTCTATTTTTAAATACGTACATCCGATTATGGGTAAAGCACAGCATATAGCTGTCAGATGTAGAGAACTCAAACTCAACTAAGCGCACGCCATTAGCAGCAGACTCAGCCCCAGAGTTGGCTAGAGCTGTAATGTAACGAGAGCCAGGCCTACGGCGAATACCGCCTTGTGGCTGGCACACTACATTGGTAGCCTTCTCTAATGCGTTTGAGTATGCAGTTAAATCTACACGGGCGCGGAGCAATGGATCGAGCTCACCCGTAGAGAAGTTTGTTTGTATGCTTACAAAGCGACTCATTAATACCTCACGTTAATAAGTGAGAAGTCATTTATAGCGTTAGTAGGATTGCCAGCGCCATCAATATTCATTGCCTGACGTAGATAGCCACCGCGGCCATTCTCTGCTGGAGAGCCTGTAGCTACAGATTGCCAGTACTGGCTTTTGTCTGTTTGGTCGGTAATAGGCAAAGCGAGGTGCCAGGTCATCATATACTTGAGCAGCTGCACGAAATAGGTCGGCATCTCAAACTCAGGCACAGAGTACTGATAGTCAATATAGACCTGCTCGTAATCCGCTAATAGCTTGTCGCCAATGATGCGGTATTCTTTGCGCGGAGGGATGTTGGTAGCGTTAGTATCATAGATAGCTCTAGGACTCGTTAAACGGTCTCCTGGGAGCTGATACTCATAACGGTACTCATTGATAGGCGTAGTAATCAAACGCGCTATAGAAGTCTTTTTATAGCTAAAAGACCAGGGATACAAAAGTATGGCCTGATCCTTGATATCTGGGTATAAACG